AAAGAAACAAGTTTCTACACTACTAGAAAAAATGTAACGATCGTCGTTCCATGAAAGAGTACCTACTCTTTGATTATCTTGTTCTATAATCCAAAATTTGTCTTTTAAGACAGGTTTGGCATTAATAGTCATTTATATACCTCGCTTGTAATGCTTCTGAATAGTGCTGAGCGTTATCTGCAATACGTTGCATATCCCATTTAGCACAAAATTTAATTAATCGTAATCCTACTTGTTTGATATCTTTCGGATTAGTTGTTGCTTCTGCTATAGTGTTATTAATTATCTCTCTAATCTCGCTGGGTTGTGCAGTTAAGTCACATAGCACAACATTACGCTGATAGTCATCTAGTACACGATGTTCTGTACCCTCATGATCTACCCAACGCTGTAACATCATATTGTTCCAATTATAGCCTTTGTTTTGTTTATCTGCAAACGCTTCGATAAGACCTACTTTGTTCTTAGTGCCTTTTTTTCGTACACCAGGATATGCACTAAACACATTGTCACTAGTATCGCCACGCATACATTTCTCAAACAACATAAAGTCAGGCTCAGGCGCAGGCTTTATGTCTTTTGTTTTTTTGTCTATAATAGGTGCGCCTTTGTCGTCAAAGTAGCCTTCGTGCGTAATTGTAGTGTTACTAACACCGTTGTATTGTTTACAATTAGGAGCAATAAGTTGTGCAAAGTCACCGTCGGTACTAATAATAACATGATTGTCATTAGGATGTGATTGCACCCAGCCAGCAATGAGATCATCTGCTTCTAGTTGTGGATGCCGCATAACAGTACAGTTAGTCTTGTTATTTACAAAATCTTTAAACTCGTCAAAGATTTCCCAAAACAGTTTATCTTCTTCAGCTTCACGCGGAGATAATGCATCACGTGCTACTTGCCTATTGCGCTTGTAAGGTTCGTAATAATCCTTGCGCCAACTGCGTCCTTCTAAACAAAATACAACATGACTAGCATCAAAGTCTTGCCATGCCTTTTTAACACTGTTGAGTGTAATATGCAGTGCCATACCGACCTTAGTGTCAATATCACCACGTACTACATGCCTTGCACGAAAGAAAGTGTTAGCAGTGTCTACTAGAATATAAGTTGCCATTAGTTTGCCTTTGTGTAATTTATAGTACTATTATAGCACCAGATCTGGCTTGTGTCAAGCACTATGATACTTCACTTTTGCCTTTGTCGATAGGAGTAACGTTTATATAACCTGCTCCACGATTAGTGTCAAGTCCTTCGTCTTCTAGCATATTGTATACGATATCACGAAACCATCTATCAACAATTTCTTCTTCTGGATCGTTATCAACACCATATCCTGCTTGAATAAGCTGCGTAATAAAGTATTGATTCCAGTCAAGTTCAAAGAAACCATTTCTTACATTATCTTGATTAACTTTAACATCAAGTACATTAACCCAAGGTTCTTTGCGTCTTGTGTGATATTCTTTTGGATCTTTCTTTTCTAAAAGAGCCATCTTTTCAGCTTCAACATGTGCTTTTGCCGCTTCTACTTTATCTAATCCTGTTAGTCTTTTTAAAAAGTTTTTCATATTAATCCTTTTTGTCTCATTTCTTCTGGACTCATAGGCTTGTTAATTGGAGCCTTCATTGCCTTTTCGAGTCTTTCTTTTTGCACTTGATCAAGTGCCCCACGCATTTCCGAATAAGGATATGTGGAGTCTGGGCGTAAATCGCCATCCTTTTTCCATACACGCTTCTGCCACGTCTTTAACATTGAGGGCGTATTCTTCACTGCGTCCGCCCAGCGGCATAAGATATACTGGACATTGTACCCCGGCACTCTGATAAGCACCGACAGCTTTTTCAACTTCTGCAAAGTCATCTTGAGTAGCGACAACAAACTTAAGATACATGTCACTACCGTTAATACTGCTATACTCACTAGCAACATCAGGCTTAATAGCAGTCTCCCAAGGTTCTCCGCTAACGCTAAGTTTTGGGGAACAACTCCAAGTGACTGTAAATCTATCTTGATTGATGAGATAGTTTTTAAACTCGTCGTGTAAGTTTTGTGTAGTGTTTGTTTCAAATGTAACATTTTTTAAATCCTGCATACGTGGATGTTCAAATAGCTCTACGTAAAGCCGTTGCCACGCTAACAACGGTTCACCGCCTGTCAAGATAAGATGTACGTCTTGTCCGTTATCTTGTACCCACTTACCATTAGGAGTGAGCGATAGCAGATGTTCAACTACATCTTCTACATCTGCTTGTTTATTAAAGTGTTTAAACTCAGGATAGATACTTGCGTATGTATCACAACCTGTATGTATAATGGGCAGGTCCTCAAACTTCTCAGTTGTTTCGTGTACCTTTGCATCAATTAAATCTTTTACTTCTTGATTGTATCGTTGTCCTTCTGCATGTAACTCTGTGCGATTCTTTTTAGTATCTACACCAAAGTTCATACAACGGAAGTTACACCCAAATGTACGTAAGAATACACTAGGCACTCCTACGAACTTGCCTTCGCCTTGTACGCTATAAAACGCTTCTGAATATCTCAACTTCATGCTATATTTCTCTCTTCTACTAAATTTCTATGCTTTGACCAGTTTTTACTATTAGTAAAGTATGAATTAAAAATTTCTGCTGTAAAGTTTTGGAACTTTAATCTTACTTCAAAATATCTCATTGAATCTATATCCTTGTCTTTACCTGGTGCATAAAATGTACTAGGATTATAAAAGAAAAATGAATCTGGATCTAATAAAGTAATATGTCCAGTATTGATATTCACCATTATATTTTCTTTGTGAAGATCAAAATATATAAAGGGATAATTATCTTGAAAAAGAAATATATTAGATATTAATCTAAAATACTCAGAAGTTACTTTGTTAACATGTGTATCGTAGTTTGTTAAGTAGTCTATAATGTTAACACAATTAGAAAGGTCTATATGTTCCATTGCAATATGAACGCCATTGACATCCATAACTTTTACTGCACAGGGTTCTAAATCACTAAATTTTTTATATACATGAAACCAATCATCTATATTATCATTTAATAAATTACTTTTCTTTGTAAATAAACTAACCATTATTTTCCACAAGCAAATTCTTGTTGTAGTTTAATATTGTCCATAAACTCTTTCTTTGTGCCTGCATCATCCTTAAATGCACCTTTTAGTACAGTTGTCTGTGTTAGCGAACTGTGTGCCTTAACACCTCTGTTTTCAACACATCCATGTGTTGCTTGTATGTAAACGCCTAAGTGTTCTGCACCTGTTGCTTTTTGAATCTCTCTAACAATGTCATTAGCAAGTTCTTCCTGTAGTGTACCACGTTCTGCACACCACTGAGCAATCCTTGTGTATTTGCTTAGTCCAATTAGTTTGTCACTAGCAATAATACCAATGTATGCAACACCTCTAACAATCTGGTGATGATGTGAACACATACTTGTAAGTTCACTACGCACAACTAACATACCTTCGTAACGATCGTCACTGTCATTTGGAAATGCTGTTGCGGCTGGCATTGGATCATAACGACCTGCCATTAGTTCATTGATATACATTTTAGCAAGACGCTTACCTGTGCCCATACTGTTAGGATCGTTCTCAGTATCAATTACAAGTCCTTGTAATACGTCTTCAAACTTAACAGCAAGTTCGTCTATTAGTTGTTGTTTTTCGCCGTCTTTAATAAAGGCTGAAATATTGTCGCCGGCCCAAAAGCGTTTGTCTGCTTGTTGCAAACGGGCTTTAATTTCTTCACTTTTATTCACTTTTTATATCTCCGATGTTAAGGCAGTGGATTGCCAATGTAATACAATGCACAATATAATTTATATTATACATTGTATTTAGGTTTTTGTCAAGTATGTTAAACAAAATACTTGTTTATCATTTCAAGACGATCGTCTGCCGCAGCCATTGCATCCAGTTCTTTTTGAATAGTTTCAATAATATCTGAATGTTCACCAATGCCTACAACTTTTTGCATATAAACTTCAATGTTAGTTTTGTGCAACTCTATCTCCGCTTCTGC